TGCCCTCAACACCAAGACAATGGGTTTGGTTGAATGATTCTCATACAATGATTGGGGTCTGGTTCACAAGTGCATTTAGAGTTTATGCATGGAATGATAGCACTGGTTGGACTGAAACATCAGTTGTTGATGGATATGTACACGAATGTGGTAGAGACAGTTTAGATAGAATTTGGTATACAAAACCAAGCTCTGTGTATGGTGGAGACTATCCAGAATTACATCTATTAACACCAACATTACCTGTTTCTATTACTGTAACTCCAGAGAATACAAGTTACACATATTCTGGTAGTGATATTACTACATATATTGATGTAAGTGCAGTAAATGCATCAGGTACAAGAATTGCAACAAGTGTTAAACTCGTTATTGAAGGTTCTTCTATGACGTTTACTGATGGTACTACGACAAAAACTGTGACTACGTTAACAACTGGAGAGTTGCAAGTAGGTACAAAAGTTACTGGTGCTGGATTTACTAACGTTGCTGCATCTATCGAAATCTAAAGTAGGATAAGAAATGACAATTCAGGCCCTAACAGTTTCTGTAGAAACTAGTTTTAATACAGTTAACGCAGAAGCGGGGCCTGAATCACTTCCTAGTAATATTCAGGCATTTCCGCCCCTTTCAATTGAAATTAAAGATACTTCATCAAGACTTAATAATCCACTTGATGCAATAATTAATAATAAAGAAATACAAATCAATCAAGGTGTGTGGAATAATTTAAATCAAAATGTTCCACAATTTAATAATAAAATTGATATTATTGATGGTACAGATACTACTATTCTTGCAAAATATCCACCAAAAGCAATACCAATAGAAAATGGTACTTGGAATACTGGATTCGCCATAAAAAATGCAGATATTAATATCAATGTTGGAAACACAACAAATACATTAGAAACAAAAATAACAAATTCTAAAATTCCAATTCATGATGCATCTACCTTTAATTTTTTAGGTTCTTCTGTTAATGTGAATTATGCGTTTATTAGGGCTGACTTTAGTATCGCAGATGCAAGTAATCCAATGTTTAATCAGAGTTTTACAACCCCAGGCACATATTCTTGGACTGCACCAGCTGGAGTTACTTCAGTTAGTGTTGTTGCGGTCGGTTCTGGTGGTACTGGTGGACATCAATGGTCATCTGGTGGTGGCGGCGGAGGCGGTCTTGGATATAAAAATAATATATCAGTAACGCCTGGCCAATCATATACTGTAGAAGTCGGTGCGGCGGGCCCTACATTAGTATCGAATGCAACAAGTTCAACTGCGATGGGAAACAATTCATACTTTATTAGTGACACTACCGTTTGTGGATTTGGCGCAGGTCGCGGTGGCACCGATTCAACTGGTTCTGGAAATGGTGGTTATGGTGGTGGATATACTGGTGATGGCGGCGGCCGAGGTGGTAATGGTGGATATCAGGGAACTTGGACTCGAAGTGGTGGTGGTGCAGGAGGATACTCTGGACAGGGAGCCGATGGTGGTGATGGTGATGCCGGACAAGGTGGCGGTGGGGGTGCTGGACAGCATTATTCATCAACTTGGGGATCGCCCGGCGGCGGTGGTGTCGGACTTTTTGGTGAGGGAACTAGTGGCGCGGCGTCAACAACAACTGGCGAAGGTGGTAAAGGTGGATCTGGTGGTGGTGATGGTGATGATGGCGAACCTCTATCAAACAATAAAATCAGTAAGGGTGATATCGCAGGGGGAGAATTCGGTGGTGGCGGCGGAGGATCTGGTACTTCTGCAGGCGGTGGGCCCGGCGGTGGTGGAGCTGTTAGACTTGTTTGGACAACAGGTTCAAATACCATTGAGTTTCCATCAACTAATGTTGGATCAGTTTTATCAGCGTCATTCTCTCAAACTAATCTAGATCCTACACCAACTTTCTCAGGTACACTGAACACTCGCAATTCTTTTGATAGAGTAATAAAAAATCAAAACGTATCAACGATAAAGTCACCAACTTTATTTAATAGTTCATATGGTGGGATAAATAATACAGAATTAAAAATTGTTGATAATACTGATACTACAATTGAAAAAACTTTGACCAATAAAAAAATATCAATTGAAAATCCACCAAGTGATAGTAATGGTAGTTTTATAACTTCTAAAAATAATACTGGTATTAATATCAATCCAACAACTAAAGCACCTGTAGAAATTCCTATCTCATCTACATACATAGGTATAGAAGCCGATAAAGCCTCACTATCACCAAGTTTCTGTAATGCCGTTCAACTAGTAATATTTACGTCCAATCAAACACCATTGGGGTATTTTGAAAGAGATGGACATGGTTACTTTGAAACTATTACACCACAGAATGACCCAAGAATTGGTTCTGGAAATAGTGGTGGTGATGATGGAGATGCCGGCGGCGGTGGAGGCGGAGTAGGTAGTGGTCCTATTCAGTCTTGGAGTTAATCAGTAATAATATTATAGATTTCTTTCCAGTTCCGAACCCGTTGAGCACTACCATGATAATATGTGTTGTGGTCATGGGCAACCAGTAAACTGTGCAAACCGTTATCAAGTCCAACTGCGGCATTCTCAGGTTTATCTTCAACCCAATAACAACCAGTACCATAATACTCGGCAAGAGCCTCGTCTTTGTCGGCACCAGTGTCTAGATAAACATACCGTTCAAACGCACTATCACCAAACAGTTCCCGAAGGTTCTTAGTCCGAAGGTGTTGTGCATATTGATCGTTACTCAAACTAGTAATCGCATGGAAAATATAACCATGTTCTTCGTGGAGTTTTTTGACATACTTGATTGCATCCCGAAGGGGAGGTAATTTCCGTATCCAGGCACTCTCGTTAAACATCCGAATCAACCGTTTACTTTCTTTCCGATCAAGTCCATATTTAACGTCCATTTTATAGTCACCATGACTCATGACTTGATACCCATGCCGGGCCATCCAACAGTCAAAGGCATACTCCCAATCAAGGAGCACACCATCACAGTCAACTAGTATTGTTTTTTCTTTATTTGCAATCATTATTTACTTTCTCTAACTTACATATACAATATAACTGATTCGCACATGAAAGTCAAGCATTATTTTACCGAAGGTAGTTAGGTCCTGTCCATTGAATATCATAATCTTCAAAGACATTTCCCCGAGCGGCATTCCGAGCAGGAGCATTCCACCCTGCAGCTTTCAGAATATCACCATACTTGAATTTCTTGTCATTATTAACAGCAACAACAAAACCCCAAACAGAACCATTGGTAATAATTTTGATGTACTTATTACCTTCATTCCAAGAGATTTTTTCGTTGAATTGTGCAATCATAGTTTCATTGATTTCAGACAACTCTTTAGTGTAATTTCTAGAAGTCCACCGCAAGTAGTCTTCTTTGATGTTTTCAACAAGAGTGGTTATTTGATTTTCAATGGTCATAGATTTCTCTCTCTTTTCTCTAACTTACATATACAGTATATGATATAATGACCCAAGAGTCAAGCGTTTTGAGTAAAAAAAGTGAAATATAAGCCTTTATAAAACAAAGACTTATATTTTTTTTTAAAATTTATTGAGATATTTTGCAATATGACCCACAAAGGGAAGTAACATTATTGCCATTAATAGGTTCATTCCTGTATGTGCCATTGCGATTCGCAGGGTATCTCCTTTTGGAATTCCATCAGATACGAACAACCCAGCCAACCAGATTGTGCCAGTTGTACCTATATTTGCACCAAGAACACATGCAATTGCAGCGGGCAATGGTAAAGCTCCAGAGGCAACTAGTGCAATAATTGCAGTTGTTGATAAACTAGACGATTGCCATAAGAGTGTCATGATAATACCACCAAAGAACATATAAAGTGGGTTGCCTAAAAAGAATGATAGATGTTCCATATTCCCCATAGACTTCATACCACCAGAGAATGTTTTAAGACCGATATAAAAAATAACAAGTCCGATTAAGGCAGTTATGACAGGGTTTCCTAAATCCATTTTACTAACTTTCTTCCAAAGTTTTTTATGTTGTTTTTTCACAGAGAATTCCTTTCTTGAAAACTCACGCAAATAGTTATATCCAAATTTTAGGATAAAATTCAGTTTTTGTCGTATCCTTATCGAAAAGATACCAACAAGAATTATCTTTACCAGTATGTTTTGAACCTTCAATCCATTTAACTCTACCAATAGATACTATCTTACTGCACATAGGCAAATATGGTGTTGCCTGTTTTGTGTGCATCCAATCCGCATCAAAGAGTAACCATGTAGGTGCCTGCTTGGTAAAATGTAGAATCATAGGATGTAATAACCACCTAGTCCAAGGTGGATTTGTAATAATTAAATCCACATTTTCTGGAATTGTAGAATCGAGTGCATCTTTCTTTTCTACCCAATCAACTTGGGGGTCACAATCAGATGCACCTATTGATTTGCCGTTTGTAAGGCCTTCTGTAAACTTTACAAGTCTACCATCCCCTGCACATGGTTCCCAAAATGTGAAATCATGTTGTGGTAAGAATGGAATTAGAGGACGAAATGCATCCTCTGGAGTAGGATACAAATCATTTTTTCTACGGCGAAATTCACTACGTTTACCCATCTTCGTTATTATCAAATTTAGGAGTGAATGTTTCCATTAGAGCTTCAATATCTTCTATTTCTCCGGCAACTTCACTCATATTCTGTTTATGATAAATCCTAGACATTTTACGTAAAATCTTTTTAGGAATATCAACTTCTTCTGCCAAGTTTTCGATTGCTTCCTTGACAAAACTTCTTTCACCCTCAGTACGTGTATACGAATTACTAATTTCTTCCATACACTCACGTATTTTTTTCTGATCTTGAGGATTTGATGGGATTATTATACCAGACATATTTCACCTTAGATAATTAATTAAAATGGGCCCGTTCTGTTACTAAGTGGAACCCATACTCTAGTTTAACTACTTATGCAGCGCGTAGTGCAGCATGTCCAGCGGCAACAACTGCGCGAGTAGGCGTACCAATCATATATTTCATATACGACTTGCCATCAAATGATGATGTACGTTTATTGAGATAGATTGAATACCCCTCACTACGAAGTTTACTAATCACCGCACGTACATTTTTCACACCATATCGTGCAGAAATTTGTTTTGCGGTTAATTGAGCACCACTCAATAGGGCGTTTGCTACTCTAGTAGTTTGAGTTTCTTTTCTAGTTGTATTAGTCATATTATATTCTCCTGTAGATTACATGACAAAGTTTCAGTTTTAAGTCTTTTGGTTTCGGTAGAACTCACACCGATACATTAGAAATGTGTCAGAATCTACCTGTCATCATTTCCATATGTTCTAATTTCATTAAGGCCATTTCTTCGTTTGCAG